GTTTTAAGAACAGGATTCTCTGGAAGATATGAAAACTGGTGTAGACTAAAGGTTGCTGTTCCAGGTGCTTCCTTTTGCGATTTCAAAAAAGTGTTAAATCCACCAATCGTATCAGTAGTCAATGATGCCATTGAACCAGAATTATCTAAAACGAATGTGATGTGTGTATAATTATCTTTCATGTAATTTCCTTTAATTATGAGAAAAATCCCTCTAGTGAGGATCTTTTCTCGGCTTGCCAATTGATTGCGTTGAGAATTGGTTCCAACGGCTTAATAAATGTTTTCTCAAACATAGAATCATAATCTATATACTTCTCCAAGTCAAATTCTTTTGGTAAAGAACTCATGAATGATATTACATCAGAACGAATTGGATTTGGTTCCTTAAGATAAACAAACTTGATTCTTTCGCCTTCTTTAATCTGTTGATACTTCTTCTCCAGATTATTTTGTTTTACAAGATGATTGTAGAACAAAGAACCTTTTACATGAGGTGGAGTCTTAAATCCATATACTGTCTTTGGATCACTATACTTCTCAATACCATTTACGCCTCTTGGAAACGCAATCTGATCAAGAGGAAGATCCTTGAATTCCTGCTTGAACTGCTGAACGAAATCATACAGTTCATTCTGGCTCTTGTTGATAATGATATTAAAAGCCTTCTTGATATTCTTACGACACACGGATGGAGTTGAAGACTTTATCGCCTCCAGACCCATGATCTTAAGATATGGTTCCTTGTACTCAACACCTTCGTTGTTGTAGATGTTGATAATGTAATGCTTCTTGCCAGTCCAAATTGCCTTATCAGCCAAAGCTTCACGCTTCATCTTCATCTTTTGAGCATACGCATTTACATAGTCAGCGAGTTCCTGATATGAACTATCAATGAATGGCTGAATCTTTTCTTCACAAAACTTATCAAGAATACGAATGGTCTTGAGACGATCAGACGTATCTGGAATGAACTTACTGACAAGTGTACCAAGATTCATATAAATCGAATCAGTATCAGAAGCGATAATATAATCGACGCCACTGGTCTTACAAAGCTTATTGATATGAGCATTAAGCTTGTTTTCAATCCAGCGAATAGCAAGCTGCCCAGACTTTGTAATTGCTTCTGCTATACGAATATCGAAGAATCTGAAATACTGATTACCAATAGCACCGTAAGCTGAGTTGAGAGATACCTTCATCGCTAGCTGCATGTTGTTGTAATTAGCGATCTGCTTTTCAATCTCACGTTTCTCTTGCTCGCTTACTGTTTTCTCAAGACGCTTCTTTGCGTCAATCGCCTTGTTCTTATACATGGAACGATCTTCATACATCATTTCCATAATTTCGGAAAGAAAACCCTGCTTTGTTATGTCAAACAACTGAGCGTTTGGAGTAAGAGCTACTTTACTTTTCTTTAAAATATCAGTTGGAATAGACTTAGTTAACATGCTGTCAACATTGATCTGCGATCCATACTGAGTGATAAACTTACGAAGATTTTCGTCAAGTTCATAATTTTCACACAACATTTCTGGCGATAGGTTATACTGCATAATAAGATGGGGATATAGCGAGTTTAGGTCGAACGATACAACGTAACGATGAAGACCGATGATCGGATCCTTGACATAAGCACCAACATACTGATTGTCCTTTCTGGATGCCTTATTTGGAGGCACAACAATATGCTTCGCCTTCAGATAATTGTAAATAAACGTATCCCACATGCGAACCTGTGAGAACGCATCTTCATAATTACCCTTGACATAGTATGCCAAAGTCACAGCAATCTTAATGAAGTTAAGCTTATCTTCAAGCTTGAAAATCAGTTCAACGTCACGAACGTTATACTCAATGAACTTCTGGTAGTTCATATTATACAACTGAGAAAGATTGTCGTACTCAGAATGGTCCAGTTTGGTTTCTTTCAAAACAACATTAGCAATATGATCTAGTTTGTAGGATTCCTGACTTGCCATAGAAGGATTCAGAGAAGTGTTACGAAACAGTTCGTAGTAATCTAGGTGTTGAATACCCAGAATCTCAAAACACTGTTGAGTCTTTCCTTTGAAAGTAATTTCACGGCAATTCAACTTACTCCAAGGAGAAAGCTTGAGAGCTTTGTCTTCACCGAACAAACGATTCATTCGATTTACGAGATAAGGAATATCAAAGAACTTGGTATTCCAACCAGTTACGATATCGGGATAATGAAGAGTCCAAAGGTCAAGAAACTTCTCAATAAGCTCAAACTCATCTTGACATTTCAGATAGGAGACACCAGGACGATGAACACTAAAGTCGCGAGTACCAAATACATAGTAAGTACCTCCAATCATCAATGTGATAGCAGTGACTGCTTCGTTGGCTAGGTTTGGCTCTGGAAATCCATTCTCAGAGCCAACCTCGATATCCAGATATGCGACACAAATCTGATATAGATCCCATTCAATGCTTTCTGGAAAAGCATCGGAGAGAAAAGTGTATTCGTAACGAGTGTTACCGTAAATACTGAAATTAGAAACGCCTTCGTATTGTTTTACGAAATTCCTTGCGTCTCTCATGGAGTCAAAGACAATCTCTTCGACTGGTTCTTTATGAAGAGTAGTCCACTTTGTAGCTTTCTCACTCTTTACAAAGAGCTTGGGCTTATATTTAATCTTTTGGCGAACTCTTTTTCCATTCTTTACACCACGATAAAGAATGTTATCACCAACCACCTCAGCATTAGTATAAAACACGCAAGCTCCTTGAATCAACAACTCTCAATAGTATACTCCAAAATGGAGTTTAAATCAAGTGAGAATTTGCTTAGGAGGTGTTACAATTCCACCGAACATAGAAGCATAATTGTTCTGTAGATCACTGTTTGGTGTGCCAGTGTAAACAGTCTTATCAAGAGAGATTGTCTTATCCCCATCAACAAGTTGACCCCAAGGCATAAAACCATAGGCAATCCCGTCGCGCGTTTGGTGAACCATAATACCAATTACATTTTTAAGAGTTACCGTGTTGTCATCTGATGTAACAACCTCACCAACAATCTCTTCGCCCGAAACCAACTTTAAAATCTTAAGATTCATCATGTTTCTCCACATCTAATATTTCATGTTTTTTAAACGAAACCGCATCTTCATCCAGATCTGATTTAGTCATGAGTCTTGAACTAGCATCAGTTAATAGAATGATAGCCAAAGGATCAAATACAAAAACCAAAAGCAGAATGATAAATCTCACTGCGTTATCTAGGTGATCTTTAGCTCCTTCACCATAAATTAATTCAGCGACATATTTCAACGGACCAACTTCAACCTCAACTTTTTGAACAGCCAAGTTAGCCTGAGCCAGCTTCTTGTTGTTCTCTCTTAAACGTACAGTAGCTTCTTTCTTGTCTTGGGCTAACTGGTGTCTAAGTTTATTTTGTTTCGACAATATAGTATAGTCGTCTTTTACTGTAGAGTCAAGTGTTAATAACTGTTTATCTATATCCGCAATGATCTTTGTGTCAGTATCGACTTCAGATTTTACAGAAGCATAATCTGCTGTAACATCTGCGCTTTTATTTGCGGCATTGTCCAAATGAGCCTTTGACAAAAAGCCAAAGATACCCATTGATGTAATGAACATTAATACAAACACAGAAAGTGTCATGTACATTCTGCGAGGAATCGAAATTGCTTTCCAATCTCTGTGAAGTCTAGATGCTGTTACGATCTTAGCAAATTCCAGAGAAGATCCCATCACAATAATAGGAATGACTGCTCCAGCAAAAAGAGCAGTCAAACCAATGATGGAATAATAAGCAGCAGTGAGGGATAGAATAGTTCCAGCCAGAAACAGTAGAAATCTCATTTTGTCCTTGAGGCGTTTATCTTTTTAGCTTTAAACTTCGCCTCCACTGACGCTTCAATTGTTTTCGTCTTAATGGTGGATAGCAAATCCTTTCTTTTAATTATCACACCATTGACATAGTATTCATTATCTAATATAGTATAAGAATTTTTACCGACAATTAGTCGCCACCCTTCCCAGTGATTTATCTTATGACCATGTTCTTCGAATACTTTTTTTAATTCTACCAAAGTATACATATTATTTATCTAAAATGGTATAGCGGGGAACTCAACGCAGGATGCTGCTTTCCACTTGGGCACTTGCTGTGCGCCTTGGCGCAGGACCTGCGCAGCCTGCACCACCAAAGTCAATCTGACTCTTTAGGCTGTTCGCTTCTAATACAGTGGATACCAAAATATGACTGGCTCTAATCTTCATTATTGTTTTCCTTGTTGTGAGTAATTCTTTCGGCCTTTAGCCCATCCATCCATAAGTGGACTGGTTTTAATGACCAATTTAGTTTGTCGTAGCGTATCGTTATGTACCCAATGCTTTCCAAAGTTAGAATTCTTTTCGCCCTGCTGGTGTCCTATTTTCTCGAACGTATCTTTTCGTTTTGCCCGCGAGGACTTTGACAATGCTGCGTGTTGTCCCTTTGCTTGTGTCGCGGGATCAAATACTCCGAGCTTATACTTACGTAGTGCCTCGATGCCCTTAGCACTACCAAGATTTGCCAGAATTGATCTCCAATCTTCGCCATACTTTTCTTTTAGTTTAGCGTTGGTGATTTTCCTGCCGAGCCTTCGAGAAAGAATTAGCGCCTCTTTCTTTGAGATCTGTCCTGATAATGCTAACCAAGCTATACGATCTTCTTCTTTGCCGTGCTGCTCGTATAATGCTTTATGAGCTTCGGCGTGTTGTTCAATCGTGATCTCTATCAAATTAGACGGATCGTTTGTTCCGCCCATATGTTTGGGAACGACGTGATGTATGTTTTTCATACATCTATTTATGATCCAGCGGGGAGTGGATTCGAACCACTGACCTACGGATTATGAGTCCGTCGCTCTGCCACTGAGCTACCGCCGCTATTGAAACTGGAGCGGAAGACGAGATTCGAACTCGCGACACTCTGCTTGGAAGGCAGAAACTCTACCACTGAGTTACTTCCGCAAAACAATCAAACTTTTTCTAAAACCGCGACATAAAAACCATTATGCCATTGTTCCTTATCTCCATTATAGGCAGAAGGAAGTTCCCACTGACTATGTATCTTCAATCTATTATTTAGTATACCTTTATATGTTCCAATTTGAACATCCTGCCAGTTCCAGTCATCGACTATGAAGATGAATTCTTTACTCAAGCTATTTATATAGTAATCCAAAGCTAATTGCTGGTCATATTCCTTATGATCTCCATCATAAAAATATACATCAATGTCTTGAATATATTGCTTTGCTTCATCTGTTAAATTGAAGCAATCCATGTTACAGCATTTGAAGTTACTGATTTCATTTTCATTACAGGCATTTAGAAAAATATCCTCGTCGCCTTTAAATTGACTGAAATTATCAATCGCTATTGCCATCTTAGGATTGTTTCTATACATAGCAGAAACAAATGTTGATCCCTTCCATACTCCGATTTCCAGATAGCGAGTATCTGGAAAAATAATCTCGTTCAAGAAGATTCTGTTTTTATTCGAAGACATACCTTCAAGAGCAAGCTGCTTTTCGGTAAGCTTTGTAATACCGAAATAGGCTTTTTCAATAGCAGATTCGACTCTTCGAATATACTTCTGAATATTACTCATTCCTCAGTATCCTCTGCTTCAATTCTACCCTGCTTTTTATTCTTGAAATCCCTGTGAATCGCATGAGCAGCTCTGAAATCACGCTTCCACTCACCAGCTTCATGAGCATTTTCGTGTTTTGTCATAATCCAAAGTCTCTTTAGATAACGAGGAAAATCTGATTGGAAGTCACTTCTATTTGCCATAATACACCTTTAATTAGTTAAAATCGACTCACACTTCTTCCAGAAAAGTTCTTGATTTCCTGGCATACGAATTTGAAATTGATGATAAAACAAGTCACCCAACTCAGCACTACCGTAAGTGGTTCCACATCCGTAGTTAGGCATACCATCCTTTAATCTCCAGAAGGGTTCTTTATTCTTCTCCCATTCATAACGAGTCACATCCTTATCATACCTTAATGGCATGTATGAGTCAAGAGGAATTCCAACTTTTTCTGCCTGATATGTATACTCTTCCAAAACATCCCCTCTTGGCGTTTCCACCGCTGATGGTCTACCTAAATCCATAAACTTATCGGCACGAATTGCTGCTGCCGAAGGTGCCGCAAAAACATGATGTCCGTTATCAAGATGACCAGTTCTTTGAATGTTGCCTACAAGATAACCTTCTGCGGCACGATTAATATAATGATCAATCGCAATTGGACTTAATGGAACACAGTCAATGTCAAGAATTAAAACAATATCATATTCACATATTTTGTCTGTAAGAATCATGTTCCAAAAATGGTCAATACTAGAACCATGACTCATTATTGTTTTAATTTGAAAATGATCACACTTGGATGTGTTGAATTTTTCAACAACAGACTTCTGTAATCCTATGGTCTTCATGTCAATGTTGTCCATGAAGAAGGACACTATACATGCTTTATTCATTGTTTAATACCTCAACACACTTGTTCGCAAACATCTGCTGATTCTTGATATCGTTTGTTTGGAAATTATGAAAGATAAATGGCTTCTTATTGAACTCATAAGATACGCCAATTCCATGTATAACTGGATTTCCTTGATAAGAACCAAAGTCTAACATCTGACCATCCGCATATTTCCAACGATCAAAATCTTTAGGTTTTGGCTGACCAGCAATAGAATGGTAAGGATAAGCATATTCTACTGGAATTCCTTCCTTTTCAGCCGCATAGGTAAGTTCTTCAATTGTATCACCTCTGGATGTTGGTGTACAAATAGGCTTGCCCATCTTCTCGTAAGTATCCATAGAAAAAGCACCACAGAAAGCACTTACGCGAAAGTGATCTGCCTTATTGAAGGTATGCTTCTGAATACATCCAACAAGACTTCCAGCTTTTGCTATGCTAGCAAGAATATCAAAAGTATCATTGCTAAGAGGAATAGCATCAATATCCAACATAATTACTACATCGTGTCTTTTAAGATCCTTGTAAGACCAACCCATCAAATATTCATAAATGCTATGACCATGAAGAAACCACAGAGGATATTCATCATCGACCATCTGAAGAACATGATGTGGATAGTTACTTGGGTTATACTTCTGAACAACCGCTTTCTGTAACTGAATTACATTTGGGTGAATTGAAGGATAGTGAATAAAAGTTAGAATACATGCGTCTATTTTTTCCAAGGCAAATCTCCATTATATTTTTTCATGCTGGCTTCATTACCAGTTTCAAAGAAGTCTTTCTTGACTGAACCAGGATTACCGTCCAATCTATAACACATGGTATACTCACCAGTTGTTTCATATTGAGTATAGTTGCGTGCTAAATTGTAGAAAAACTGACGATCAGCTCCCCACTGTCCATACCAAGCGTGTCCTATTTTGGTAGCAACACTCTGTCTAACTGCGAAGCATGAAGTATCTATATGGTGTGTATTGGGGTCAAAATACACGGGCCAACTTCCCAAGCTTTCACAGTTGTCATCGCAGATAAAATTACCATCCTTATCGTAAATCTTACGAAGAGAAAAAGCCCACTGTAAATGTTTTTCTTTGATTCTATTAACAAGAGTTTCAATATGATTTGGTTCGAACCAATTATCTTCATCAAGATAACATATAAGTTCAGCATTTACCAAAAATGAGCAGGAGGCATAAACTCTATGTCCATACCACCCTTTGCCAACATTCTCTTGAAGTTCAATATGCTTTACGTTGAAGTCTTTGGTGACGCTTTTAACACTGGAATTATACTGATCTCCGTCAACAAAAACATAGTGAGTCATATTTTTATAGGTTTGATTCTCCACAGAACTTAAACACTGCTGTAGATATTTCGAACCAATTGTCGGTGTTACAACTGCTACTTTCATTCATATATCCTTGCGAACAGAGGAAGACTTCCTAATATATCTCTATTACATGATCCGTAGTTGGATTGATCTTTTTTATCCAAAACCTCATAGGTTATAAGACCCCTATAGGTTGTCTTTTTAAGAGTTTCTGAAAATTTCTTATGAAAGTCAATGTTTTTATTGATGGGATTTAGTTCAGGTTCCGAAACATGAATATGACTAATGTATTTAAAATTGTTAATCAAATCAGCAGAAGGATCATTTCCTTCCAATAAGGAGTTGTGTGTATCAACCATTGTTTTAATAAACTTTAGATTAAGACCAACAATAAAGTCTTTGATTTCAGAAGTTGAATGGAAATATTCACCACCGTAAATACTAGCGTTAGGTTCAATTACAATATTAATTGGACTCGAAATTTTTTCAAGCATTTTATCAACTTTAATAAAAGTTTCCTGTAGTTGTTTTTCCCAACCAGGAAACTTCTTTCTCATTGATGGCGATCCAAAAACAAGAGTCTTTATTCCACCAGCAGCAGCCAGAACAATCAATTTTTCAAAGTGTTTTAACGTTGAAGTACCAACTACATTATATTCTGTCTGATAAAAAATTGACTGAGCAGATTCACAATTCATTCCCTCATTACGAAGAAATTTCATGTAATCTTTGACTTCATTTGCCGTCAAATGATTCCAATGAGCAATCTTTGTGAACACCAATTCAACCCAGTAAATTTTTTCCATCTTCATGTATTGGAAAAAATTTCTGTCTACTCTATTGTCCCATGCGAGATTGCTTACTGCGGTACGCATCTATAAACTCCTCAATTTGTGCGATAACATAATGATTTTTATCTAGATAAGGTGCGCTACACATTCCGAATTTTGTGTGGTAATCATATTCTACACGCTCAAAATGACCAACTTTGTTTTTGTGTTCTGGAAAAAACTTAATAATTTCTGATGTTTCTATTGGCTCATTGAATAGATTGATGACATTTTGGTCTGTATAATGCTTGGTGTAGTAATTAATATCGTTCCACAAATGACTCAAATTATACCACTGAAAAGATGAGTTGATGTTTATCTTGTCTACGTTATTGTTGTTCAGTAGATCGTATATGATGTTCTTCTTGATGTTGTGTCCAAATATAGCTGGCAGTCTGAATATCTTCAGGTCTTCAGTTTTAACGAACTCTTTTACTAGAAGTTCAAACAGATATCGGTTGTTACCATAACTCAACTTCGATATGTTTGGAGCATAGCACTCATCAACTCCAAATGGAGAATCATTGTAAATGTCGATAGTTGAAATTAGACAAACTTTTCTATAACTGAAACGAGAGATAGTCTGTATTATATCATACATATTTTCAATGTCTAAACGTAAGTTTTTATTGACCATCCACTTTGCCGCTGGAAGGCAAGAAAGATAAAGATCATCACCATCTTGAACTACTGGGCTGACAAAATGTTTCATGTTACTGGAATGAAATTCAGTAAAATCACTATAATCAACTAGAGTTTTACCGATAACTCCAGTTGAGCCAATCAAAATTTTCATAAATTACCTGGCGAAATCAATATGAATATGTTTTGAACCAACCAACATATAATCTTTTAAATACTTAGGAAACATTCTTTCTGGATAGGAACAATTGTAATAGTAAATAGTGTGAATGTGACCTACTGGATTTTTATCCAGAAGATAAACATTACCGTCTTTACGATGCCCTGTTTTAACCTTATTAAGCATCTCAATATTGCGTTGGGAAAACTCTTCATTCATTATATCATATTGGAAATATAAAGAGCAATATTTTTTCATGGATTCTACGCTACCGTATGCCCATAGATCACATATAACATTAGTATGTTCGAAACAATGAACATGTTTTAATTTATGCTTGTGATACATAATATCGCAAGCGTGGCATGAGTTGTCATAATCTGGATGATCATGACCACACTTGGCATTAGGCACAAAGATGATATCATGATTGTTAATATCATTAATCATATCTTCGTTGATTATGAACTTCTTAATGTCACATTCGGTGCGAAGCTTCATGACCATAGAATATTTGGTGCCAATTTCTTCTATGTGTTTCTCAAGTAATTCATAACATTTGTAAATAGAGTACAATTGAGATTTGATGAATATCTCTGGTGAAGACCAGTTGAAATAGGTTATGCTTTTGTCTTGATTCTTCAATATGAATTTTTTGTTGTTTCCAATATCATACTTAACAACATTTGGAATCTTTTTGATCTTGTCTTCTATGGCTTTACGATCTATCTTATCATTAATGTCTGTTTCTTTACCTTTGTCACCATAGTTATCCCATGTATACACAAATACATCAAACTTATAAAGCTTATGATTCTTATTAAGCCACTGAAGAATTCTCATGTTTCGCATATGACCAGGAAGAAGAATAGCTATTCTATAACTTTCATCGGCGCTGATTAGTTTTCTTCTTTCTTCACACTGCTGAATTTGTTCTAGAAAATCATCGTAAGATTTTCTTATATGAATAGATATTTCGTTTTTATTTGGATCTCTTTTAAGAAACTTATTGAATAACTCTTTTAATTCCGATTCAGTCATTTATTATCTCTTTTATTTTTTCTTCGATGATGAAGATGCCTTGAATTTTACCAGTGAAACAATTTACGATATTATCGTGTTTTGTAATGATAGGGTATCTGCTATCAGATCCGCTAACCACCTTACACTTAGTGGATGTGAAATATCCTATATTTTTAAAATGAGTTTTGAATTCAGGAAAATAATTCTCCACCTTTTTTATCATTTTTCTGAACTTTCTTTCTGTTTTCCAATCAAAAGAATTCTTGAAATTATACAGATCTTTAATAGTAATAAACTTTTTTATTGGGGTATATTCAACATCCGTGAGCGTGAAATTTATTTCATATGGGTAAATAGAGAAAAGAGGTCCATCAACAAGAGTTAATGCGTCAAATTCTGGTGTGGGTTTTATTCTAGAATAAACCAATGTCTGAGTCAGTTCATAAAAGGCTGTATCGCTTTCTGGATCTTTTATGTGATTGTTGGTACAATTGATCACCAAATCATATTCTTTTGCTAGTTCACGAATATCATCAACATGAACCTTTTTTGTTATACTTTTCAATTCTCTATTGAAGAAATCGTGAGCTTCAAAACAATCAATATATCTTTCATCTGTATTGATCGCACCCTCTATGTTTCTTAGAGTTTTCAACTCCACAGGAGTATAGTTAAATCCTTCAAAAATTTTGAGGTATGTCTTATAGTCAATAAGAGAATTTGATTTAGGAACACAGTAAATATTATTAGGAATTATCTTTGTTAGAAATCCGTATTCCTGTACGAATCTTGAATAGGTATCGTTACACAGATTTCTCGTCTCGTAACTTCTGGCATAGTGATAACCTCTGTGTAATCTATTTTGATTGAAGTATGAACTTTCCGTGAAAAGATTTTCATTCTTTTCATAGATGGTGATATTATGGAATTCTTTTAGTTTATATGCTAGATGGCAACCAACCCATCCAGCTCCGACGATTGCTATTTTCATACAGGCTCTCGACAATTTATTTTTAATATTTATAAGCTCATATTCATCTTATCATGAGCGATTTGCCAATTACCTTTATTCTTATATAAATCAAGAGAAGGATAATATTCTGTTCTTCTTGTTGTTCCAGTATCATACCAATTGTTGTAGTCTTTTACTTGACAACAATAGTAGTTCATGTTGCGGTATGGCACGGCAGGAGGATCAGTTTGCCAGAGAATGTGATCTTCTCCTTGAACTCCCCACATTTTCCACTTTATCATACTCTCATGAGAATAGTCTTTGTTTTTGAGAGCGTACAGTTTCTCTTTTACAGAGAGAAGATAATCATAGCGATAAGAACCCATCGACATTGATGGTCTTATAGTCAATGCCACTTTTGGTGGCTTGTTCGATGGTATATTATAAAGCAGTTCTTTGAACTGCGGGCCAGCACGGCACGTATCGTGAATCAGAAACCAGTATTCTGAGTAAAGCTCTTTTTCACAAATTTCAATAAGAGCAGAATTTTCAAATGAGTTATGATCCAACTGGTGATGAGTTACACCAATTATATCAGTAACACATTTATATTCGTGAAATCCTGCGTTAAATACGTGAATATCCTGTGGATTGACACCACATGATATTAATGACGGAATAACAATAGAAAGAGATTTTTGATAGAAATTGATGTTGGTGGCAACAGCAATCTTTATCATGCGTATTTTCTCAATCTGCGCTTGCGACGCTTCTTAGAACCTACCTTACATCTGCCTTTTCCGTGTCCTTTAGTTCCAACTTTTGCTGGCATTTTAGTTCCTCAAAATTCCATTAATTTCGTCAATTTTACTCTTGATCATCGCATGTCTGTTAGGCCAACGAAGAATCACTTTGTCGGGATTCTTCGTTAGGTTTTCCAGAAAAGGAATAATCGCTCCTTCAAGCTTGGCGACTTTGAGTTCGTGTGGACTAGGTTCTCTAGGACCCTCCGTTTGCGCAGATTCCTGCGCTTCTGGAGTATTCGCAAGAACTTCATTTTCAGAAGTGTCTGAAATTATCTCTCTTGCTTCTTGCTGACTTTCTTCTAGATCAGAATAAAAGAAATCGACATTATCTGAAGTATCTTCATGATGATCTTCAGCAAGAGCCAAAGCATCCTCTCCCTCTATCTTAATTTGAGAGTCTTTATCTGAATCAACTGAGTGACCACAAGCATTAAGAAAAGATAGGAACTCAGGAAAAATATCTTCTGGGCTCTTGTCTCCTTTGACTTCAAAGGTAACATCTTTCTTATCTGATTTAAAAGAAAAAGTATATAATGGATCGCTCATTTTAGACCTCAAAAGTACAGAATGGATCGAACTCGACATTCAAATCGTGCTTGAAATAACCACGGGGATTACACAATACCCGACAGTCACCAACTATATAGTCGCAATTATCATGAGTGTGACCATGACACCAATATTTGATCTTAGGATTATCCAAGATCAACTCTTCCAATCTAGTGTTGGTATAAGCAAAATTCAGCGGATCAGTGCCGAGCCTTGGATGAATGCTCTTAAAAGTTGGGCAGTGATGAGTCATCACAATGAATTTCTTGTCAATTGCCGCAAGCTTGTCTCTAAGAATATCGCGAGTCTCCATGTTATCATCAGCAACATCGAAAGGTGTTAACTTTCTATTACCACCCATATTATTATATGGGTTTGGAAAATCAATCTTTTTAAAGATTATATGAAAGTCATTCATATTCTTCTTAGCTGCTGTAGTAGCAAACCAATCGCTATCAGCGAAGTCAGTCCATAGAGTAGCACCAAAAAGAACATAATCATCATTCAGATCAACAATTTCGTTATGAAGAAAAGTTACATTAGTACCTTTAAGGTAATTTCTGAGAATGTCATGAGTATCATCATAAACACCATTATAGTGCTCATGATTACCTGCTACATAATAGACCTTTTCATATTTGGCACATTCGCCATAGAAAAACTTGTCAAAGACTTTCCTGTATGTACGAGCATTCTTATCAGTTCTTCCTGGGCGCAAAAGATCGGCTACGCAGATATCACCCGCTAGCAACAAAATGTCTCCACCACCGAGTTCTAACTCACCGAACTCAAGGTGAATATCGCTCATCAGCCTAATCTTCACTTCATCTTTCTCA